TCTTCGTAGTACGGCTTCGCCCACTCTGGGACATCCTGCACCGTCGTCTGGGTCGCTGTTTGACCGCCGCCCTTACCCATCGCTCAACTCCATCTTGTAGCAGACGTACTCGGGTTCCCAACCGGTGCCCTTGAGAAGTCTGCCCCATCCCTCGCGACCAGTGAACTCTATGTGCTTGCAGCCGTTGTGCTTGGCGTGCCGCTGCATTGCGTCGATGGTCTCGTGCATCCACGATGATATACCAGAACCACCGATCCAGTCCAACACCATTGCCTTGCAACCGGGATACCTTGTTACTCTGGTCGTGTAGTAGCCGACAGGCTCCTCACCTTGCCTGACCATCCACAAGACGCTGTGCCCTGCCTCTATGTCCAGATAGGTATCAGAGATACTGGTCCTACCATTCGAACGGTCAACGGCTGGCTTCAGCCAGCGGCAGGCATCTCCCCATACCGCGTTGAGCAGTTCCGGCGGTACGGCGAAGACCCTGACATCGGACATTTACGCTTCGACCATCTCACGCACTGCTTGAGGGGCACGAGACCCGGCGCGGTTCAAGCGATCCATGAATCCAGAACCGAACTCGTCCTCGAGCGCATCCGTCGAGTCCTTGCGGACCACGAACTCTCCATCGCTCAGGAGCACATCCTGCTCTCCGTCGATTGTGGCAGGCACCATGTCATCGGTCCCAGAGCCATCCCCGGGTCCACGGACCTCACCCTTCTCGCCGTTGGCGAAGCGCTCGACGGTCTCATCGAACTCGCCAGACTGGACGCGGTCAACAAGGTCACGCAGCGCATCCTCGCCATAGGTCTGCACGAAGGCGGCAAGTGCGATCTCAGGCTGCGGGTGCATCTCTTTGATGGCCATGATGGCGTCGGTGATGACGGTCTTCTCGTTGCCACCAGCCGTGCGAGACTCCTCGATCTCGAACTCACCATCTTCAGGTTCGATCTCTGTCTCCGCTTTCTTCTGCGCCATGATGGCGGCAAGACCGCCCTCCTGCATACGCACCAGTCCGCCATTGGCGTACCCACGGGTGAAGTACTCAGAAGTGTACGGGTCGCTCAGGCCGTAGTCGAACTCAGCATCATACCCGCCACGGTAGCCAGTGGGCGGCGCTCGAAGAGTGCGCACCATCGACTTGATCTTCGTAAGATCGGGGGCCTCTCCCTTGGGCGGGCCTGACGCTGCTTTCTGAGGAGACGCAAGCACAGACCCCATAGCAGCGCCAAGACCTTGAGCGGATGAGCCGAATTGCATACCCTGAGCAAACACATCCTTAGCCATGCTGTACGGCGGTAGGGCAGGGGGCATCAGTTCGCCAATTCCACCTGCTGGCATCTTCAGCATCGGGCCGGTTGTCATCGCGCCAGCGCCAGCGCCAACAGTTGATTGCCCCGGAAGAGGCGTTGCCATAGCCCCGCCACCACCGATGGCATTGCCGATGGCTCCGAGTGCCGTGCCGCCGAGGAACGAGCCAAAGCCAGCCTTGACGCCCTCACCCAGATCACCGGTCTCGAGGGTGCGGCCAAGACCAGCACCGACAGAACTCGCGATGAGAGGGTTGGAGAGGAATGTCCCGAGGGAGCCAAGGCCAGCAAGAGCGCCAGACTTCGCGAGTCCAGCGCCCAAGAAGCTCAGAAGCATCGGCAGTGCCATGGTGGTCTCCTTACGCCAGTAGCTTGGCGAGAGTCTGGGGGCCTGCTACCCCATCAGGCTTCAGGCCTTGGGCTTGCTGCCACTCTTTGAGGGCTTTTTCGGTGCCGGGGCCGAAGCTACCGTCGGCTGTGATGCCGAGGGCTTTTTGGAGAGCGGCAACTTCTCCGCCACGGCTTCCAACGCGGAGGCTTTTATTTCCTCCACCTTGTCCTGCACTGCGTCCTCCAACTTGTCCTGAACCTTGTCCAGCACCTTCCCCGCCACTGCTTCCATCACCATCCCCTGCGGGGTTTTGCCCAGTAAGGACCGCAAGACCTTGAACATAACGCCGTCTCCTGTCTTCGAGGCCGATGTCGCCTCCGTTGATGATCTTGGTGACACGAGCAACATCGCCCGTGTCAGCCACGTCGTTCAACTTGCGGCTGTCCCAGAACCACAAGGCAGACACCAGAGCGCCCTCTTTGGTCTCCAGATAGGCGGCGACCTCTTCCGCACTCTTGCCAATAGCCTTCCCGAACGTCGAGTAGTTCGAGCGACCAGTGACCTGCTTCAGGCCACGCCCACGGAAGCGCCAGCCATCGCCCTCTTGAACGTTGCCGAGAGCGCCGCCCTTCGAACGGAACTCGTCCATGTAGACGTAGTTCGCGATCTTCTCTGGCTTGCGGGCATACTCGTTCGCATTGCGCTTGTTGGCACCGAAGTACTTCGGGAACACGCGCTCCAGCGATTCCTTGCTGTAGTTGAGGTTCTCCTCCAGCAATTTGAAGTCCGCGCTTTCATGCGCGCACTGGCTGATGAAAGAGGCGATCCTCTGCGGCGTGGTGATCCCGTACTTCGGGAGCATGTCATTGAGTGTCTTGCACCACTCCGCAACCTCAGTGTTGGTCGGGATCATCTTGGCAAGTTGTGCCTCAGTCAGGAGTGCCATGGTATCTCCTACTCACACCACGAAGACTTCTTCTCACCCTTATACGGCCTTGCGTGTCCGTTCTCAATCAGCATGTCGGACAGGCTCTTGCCGTCAAGGAAGACGTAACCCAGCACCCTGCCGCCGTACTTGTCCCATTCCTTGATCTGCACGTCGATCACCGTGGCACTGGCGATTGCGGCCTTGGTGAACGCACTCGCTTCAAGCGCCTTGCCAGCCTCGGCGGGGCACAGAGCCCTCGGCGCCTTCTCTGGAGTGTCCACACCCAGCACACGAATGGAGAGCTTAGGGGGCAGGGGGGCTGGCAGGAACCCCACTGCGATCTCTATCGTGTCGCCATCTATGATGCGGTTGACCTTGTACGACTCAGCAGACGCGCTGAAGCCGAGGAAGATGAGTACCACCGCCTTGGTCAGGATGGCGATGACCGCTATCCAGTGGGGTATCCAGTTAGCCATCACTCGGAGCCGCCAGCCGGGGGTTCGGGCGCCTTGTCCTGCCCGCGACGTGTGGCGAGCATGATGCCAGACAGCGTGCCGGTGAGGAATGTTGCGATGGGCTGGATCAGTTCGAAGAACTTCTCGTCGTTCGGCGCGCTGCCATTCATGGGCTGCGTCACGAAGATCAGGCTGTAGAGAACAGCGAAGATCGTGCCGGTCAGCGTCAGCGCAAGGCAGATACCAACAAAGAAGCGTAGCTTGGCCTCCAAGGCATCGGCGTAGTCGTCAACCTTCATTTGTCACTCCTCCCCTCTCGATGAGGTAATCTGTGCAGGTTCCTGATGCCTCGCATACTGGAGGCAGGCACTGTTGGTCAGACCACATTGCTGGGTCTTGGCATTGATAGCGGTAGAACCCGTCCCCCGCCATGTAAACCATGTAGGCAAACAAAGCCACGGCAACGGCCAAGGCAACGAATGGGCCGTAGGTAATCACACCCCAAGCCGCTTTGATCATGCGTCTCATCAGTAGCCCTCATTGTTGGCGTAGTAGAGGAAGATGATCAGGCCAATCATGGCTGAAACGGACGAGATGATCAAGAAAATCAGGAGCCCGCTGATCAGCATCTCCTTCACCTCGGCCTTGCGGTGCTCATGGGCCTGCCTGCGTTTGCGGATGTCGCCCTCCATGCGAAGGAACTCTTCCCATCCGCTCTGGCCGTACGAGAATTGGATGTACGTCCTCAACTCGTTGCGCTGCGCCTCGATCTTCTTCTTGGCAGCGAAGACCTCCATGGCCTCTGCCTGAGCGCTGCCGCTGAACGCCTTGTACCAAGGCGGGTCTTCCGCCTTCTTCTCGAAGTACTCGAGGTCGGAGATGGCACTGGCCCATTGGGACAGTTGGCCACCCATGTCTTGAAGCTCTCTGCCGAACTCAATGCCCTTCTTGATGGCATTGTAGGCGCTGCTGGCTAGGGCTATCGCACTGACTGGATCGAGCATGGCGTCATTTCCCTACTCTCTCCATGAGGCGGTCGATCTTCGCGTCGAGCGCTTCCAAGCGCGTGATGACGCTGTTGATGTTCAATTGAACTTCTGACTTCGTGACGTAGTCCCTTGCGACCTCCTCGCGGGTCCGGTTCAGCAGAATCTGCAAGCGAGTGATCTCGTCTGACCACCCCTTGAGCACCCAACCTGCGATACCAATCGCGGTTGTCAGAGCAGCGCTCCAGATCGTTTCAAGCTCCAAGGTAGACCTCCGACGCACTCCTGACGCTGGAAGCTTACCAGAAAAATGGGGTAGTCGAAAGAAGTCCTACATAACTTTTCCGCCGAGTGGCGCAAGTGTCGCGACGGTGATGTAGGTGTGGCGCGGCTCCTCACCGGTCCACACATTCCCGCACTGCGGGCACTTGCCGGTCGGATAGGATGCGATCTCTTCCGGCGTGTCCACGAGGTTGTCGCACGAGGCGCACTGGATGTGGTCCACGGACTTGGCGGGCGTCATGCCTTCAGGTGTAGCCATTCTATCCTCTTGCCATTGTGACCCAGTATGTGCCGTCACTCACGAGTGTCACCCAAGAGCCAACGGTCGCCGGAAGGATTGCTGTGCCGGGTGAGCCAGAGCTTATTGCTAGCACATTGGACGAGGCAGACACGACCGTCTGTGCCTGAAAGTTCTTGATACCCAACTCACGGCCAGTATTCGTGGACGCCGTCGGCAGGGTGACCACACAAGATGAGCCAGCCTTGTTGACGATCAGCCATCTGTCGCTGTCCGCTACAGTAAAATCAGTCAGTTTCTCAACAGGCACACCGCCGTTTCCGGGGGTGATGTAGAGTTGACCGTTCCTGACCCACACCGCCCCATCCTCTTGGCCGATGGGCGTCGTGGGGGGATTGGTGATGGTGATGGTCGTGAACCTGCCGTCGCCGGGGTTCTGAATCTGCTGTGCGTAGACAGCGAAGGAGCGGATGATCTGCGCGAAGTAGCTCTGGTTGTACTCTCGCGGTGGGGCCGGGAAGTATGGGACGATTGTCTTGCGTGACATCAGCGCCTGCCATCAGTGCGCATGTCGATGCGCGGTGTTCCCAAGCGCCAAGCCGTACCCGTCTGGTTTGACTCCACCCTGAAGGTTATCGCCCTGCCGCGCAGGCGCACGAACAGTTGGTCCGTGTACAACTCGACAGGCACAGACTGCGTCCTTGTCGTTGTCTCCGGGTCAGCGCCGTATGTTGCTCCACCGGGGTAGTTCTTGGCTGCCATGGTCATCGTGACTTGCGGCGAGGGGTTGCTCGAGTCACGGAACGTCAGGTCTGGGATGACCCTCGTGACGAACATGAACTGGTTTCCGTCACTGATGTCTACGGAGCTAGACTGCACATAGGAGTTGATGGGCGAGAACGGGTTCGTCTCTCCGTTGCTGAAGCCATACTCGTGGAAGTAGACGTAGCCATCCAGCCCTGCGGCAATAGGGTAGGCAAGAACGTTGCGGTCCTGCCAAGCATTGCGAGAAAGGGTGCCGTAGTACCAGACGTCAAGCTCGTAGTTGTAGACGACGTACTTGTCTACCTCATTGCTCGAGGAAGACGGGTAGAACCACCAGACCTCAGAGTAGGCTGCGTTCGCGGCACCGAAGACCTTGGCCAACTGGTTGGTGTTCAGGTCGTCAAAGACGTACTCCTTGACCGTGCAGGGGAGCGCCCTGACGGCTCCGTCATAGGCATAGAAGTCGCGCTGGCCCATCCAGTAGACAGCGTCGCCAACAGCGGTCGGTGAGTTCGGGGAGATGATCGAGATGTTCGACGAAATCTCAGAGATGCCGAACGTGAAGGGCGGTCCGACGAATTGCATCGCGTGAACGGATGTATCCGTGAACACGAGAATCTGTTGCTTGGTCTGGACGGCACCAACGATCTGGCTGCCCGTGCCAATGCGCAACTGGCCAGCCGTGTTGTCTGGGCGAGACTCCCAGTCTGTGATGCTCTCCTGATCGGAGAATCGGATGCAGAGGCGATCCTGAATACCGGGCGTTGCCTCGGGGTCGCACCCGAAAGCGATGACATGCCGGTCGCGCTCAGAGACAATGACCTGCCGCGCGATCCTCGGTGTCATGTTGGCACCGGCTAGGTTCTGAAGCTCAACTGCCCTGAAGCCTGTGCCAGCGCTCGTATCCCAGCGATAGAGGCCGCCATCGTAGACGGAGATGACCAAGTCCTCTCCGAAGTTGTCCTGCGACCAGAGACGCAGTTGGGCGCCAGTGACGGTGGTAGTAGCGGCGGAGCCCCATCCACCACGGCTCCATACGCCAGCGCCCCAGCCGGTTCCCACGACAGTCGTAGAGAGGCCGACGCTGATCTGGTATTCCGCCAGCACTGCCGCGCCACCGCCAGACACAGAGCCAGCGGTAGCGGAACCACCAGTGTCAACTTCGTAGACGCTGCCGCTGACTATGGTGGTGATGACATGCTCTTTGTTGATCTGCCCGGTGGTCAGACCATCAAACGCTGTGGCCCCGGAGATGGTGACGTAATCTCCTTGGCTTGCAGCGTGACCGGGGTCCGTAATCCTGACTATGCCGCTAGACGCTGCGGTGGTTTGGATCGGGTTTGCGCCAAGGGTGACCGACCTGCGGATGGGTGTAATGTCATACGGGGCACCGCCGTCGATGATGTAGTACTTCGATGTCGTTCCGGCGCCAGTGTAGATGTCATTGTTGAGCGCCGTCCAAGTGTGGAGGGACACACACAGACCGATCATCGGGGAGTTGGTGAGCTTCTCCCAGCCGCCAATAGACTCAGGCAGGCCGAACCTGAACCTGATCTTGTCGCCGTCCACCCAGCCGCCAGAGTTCGTGTAGTCAGTCGTCTCGCGGTTGATGCCGGGCCGGAACTGGAGCTTGGTGAGCACCGAGGGTCACTCCGGTTTAGTGGGCCACACTACATTGTGCGGAAAGCCTGCCTGTTGCGGAACATCGAGAAGTGCCTGACGGTACGCTGTCCACTCACCCTGCTTCTCGGCGGACATAGAGGCCCAGCGGAGAGGGTTGGAGACGAGGGGGTCAACCAGCGCCGTCAACAAGCGGTTGCGTTCCACGCGAACAATGGCCGCTGCCTCTGCGTCGAGTTCGGCTTGCGACGGCGGAACATACGCGGCGGTGGCGGGATCAGCGTCCATCTGAGCATGGAGCGCAGCGGCATCAAACTGAGCGCCAGCATCGTTCGGGTCACAGGTGAAGGGTATCCACCCGTAGGTGGGGTGTTCGATCTCGCAATCAATGCGACCGCCAGAGATGCGCTGTGCGTTACGGTAGTTCATCACGAAATCCTCACAAACACGGACCCATCATAATCAACCCCATAGTTTATAAGTGTACCCATGCACTGCCATGTGCCAGAAGGAACCGGCGTAGAGGCGCTGTTTGTGGGCGAAGTACTACCTGCATACCTTAAAGTGCTGCCAGCCCTAGTACCGCCGGGAGCAACGGCTAGATTGTTTGTGGTCGAGTTGAGGAGTGCATATGTCCCTACAGCACCTAGTGTAGTATTTACAGCAATGGTGCCGCTGGTAGTAATGGTTCCTCCGGTAAGGCCCGTACCAGCCGTGATTGATGTAACGGTGCCGGTCGCCGTAGAGGAGATGGTCGGGTTCCCGCTGACGCCGTCGCCGTTGGTGATGGTGATTGCCGTACCTGCCGTGAGTGTTCTGGCAGCAACGGTACCAGAACCTGTGCGAGCGATCAGGCCAGTGGAGGCAAGGGCCGCTAATGCCGCAAGGTCTGCGTCATAGGCCTGCACGTTAGTGCCAATGGCAAGGCCTAGGTTGGTGCGGGCCGTTGGTGCATCAGATGCGCCAGTCCCACCATCGGCAATGGCGAGGTCGGTGATACCTGTGACCGACCCACCTGTGATGCTGACGCTGCTGGACGCTTGGGTCGCCATGGTCCCAAGGCCAAGTGCAGTGCGCGCGCCACTCTGCGTGGTCGATCCTGTGCCGCCATTCGCGAGGTTCAGCGTACCGGCGATGGTGATGGTGCCAGAGCCGACGATGGGGCCACCACTCGTGGTCAGGCCCGTTGTGCCGCCAGAGACATCAACCGATGTGACAGTGCCTCCGCCACCACCGGAGACCGTGATGAACGAAAGAGTCCCAGCGCCGTTCGTCCCAAGAACCTGACTCGCCGTTCCATCTGTCGTCGGAAGTGTGAAGGTGTTCACGAAGGACTGAAGGTTGGCATCGTAGGCAAGGACGTTCGTCCCGATTGCCAGACCAAGGTTGGTGCGGGCAGTCGATACGTTCGATACGTCCGAGAGGTTGTTCGCTGATTGCAGTGTCCCCGTCAGGTTGAAGGTCGACGAGATGTCCACCACAGCAGCGCTTACGCCTGCGCCAGTGCAGTAGACCATGGCAGACTTGCCGTTGGCAATCGCCACAGTTGAGCCGCTGCCCTGCGCCATGGTGATGCTGACGCCAGAGTTGTTCTTGACCACATAGACATGCTGCGCGTCGTTCGGGGTGACGTTGACCGTCAGGTTCCCGCTCGGGCTCCCAGCGAAGACCAGAGCAGTGTACTGCCCCTCAGAGAGGGTGCCGTCAGACGTGGTCAGGGAGTACGGTAGCGCGGGTCCGTAGCCGGTCAGAGAGATGGTGCCGACACCCATGGTGAGGCGGTCAACAATGTCCATGTTGACGTTGACGGTCTGGCCCCAAGTTCCAGACTGCTCACCATCGCCGGGTTTCTCGATGCCAGTGTTAGTTGCATAGGTACTCGGCATGAAGTGTCCTCACGCTGCCATATCTACCCAAGGTGACGTAGGAGTCGGATCGACGTCGGTCCAGACGGACGCTGTCCCGTTCGCAGTATCGGTATAGACCGAGTTCTGGTTCGGAACGACATCGACCCAAGGACCAGCGACCCCCGGAGTGACGGGAGTATAGACTGAGTTCTGATTCGGAACAATATCAGTCCACGAGATGCGGACAGTCCCGACAGACATTGCTGCGCTGACGCCGGTAACGAAGACCTGCGCGCTACCAGAGACGGTAACGGAGCCGACCTGAGTCGATCCAGATACGCCGAATACACTGACATCTGCGCCAGCCTCTGCCTCAACGGAGCCGACAAGGCCGTTGGCGGCAACACCGAGCAAGAAGACATTGGCGTCACCGATGGCATCTGCATTACCGATGGCGCCGCTGGCCTGAACGCCGACGACGAAGACATCAATGCCGGTTACCGCCTCGGCAACGCCGATCTGGGCTGTGCCCTCAACGCCGGTGAGTTGAACGTTGGCGTCCCCGGTGACCGCCACAGAGCCAATCTGGCCTATGGAGGAGACCTCGGTTACAAAGACGTCGCTACCGGACTCTGCGTCTACCGTGCCGACCAGCGCGCTGGCCTGAACACCGATGACGAAGACGGTGGCGCCAGCCTCTGCTGTGGCGTTTCCGACGAAGCCCGTAGCCTCGAGGCCGGTGACGTTGACGTTCGCATCGCCAGTGACATCTGCGTTGCCAATGACGCCGGTCGCCTCGACGCCAGACGGGAAGACGTTCGCATCACCGATGACCTGAACGGAGCCAACGAATCCATTGGCCTCGACGCCAGTGACAGGGACAATCGCCCCCGCCTCTGCGGTCGCATTGCCGACAAAGCCACTCGCCTGATTGCCTGTGACGTTGACGTTGGCGTCGCCGGTAACCGCGACAGAGCCGACTTGACCGGTGCTCGGCGGGGTCTGGACATCCACCCCAGCGCCAGCCTCTGCCTGCACAGTGCCGACGAAAAGGTTAACAGCAACCCCTGTTACGTTAACTATGGCACCGGCTTCTGCCGTGGCATTGCCGACCAGAGCAGTGGCTTCTACGCCGGTAACGAGGACGTTGACGCTAGGTATCTCGGCGGCGTCATCCGCGAGAGGCGCACCCGTTAGTGGGAAGAAGCCAAGCATCGGTCACGCCGCCCCTGAGACACGGTGGCTATGCTAGCACAAGCTCTGGGAAAAGGCACTCCTCGATGAACCGAGACACCTCTTCGGGGTCTAGGCCCAGTGCCGCCATCACCTTGGGCGTGTGTGGGTTCTGCTTCTGGTAGTGGCAGTAGCGGTTGTGCCGATCAGAGTAGTCGGCGCTGGACTTCTCGCCAACAGAGGCGAGGTAGTGCCGCAGGTTGTTGATCACCAGCGTCAGAAGGCGGGTGAGTTCGGCCTCTGTCTGGATGTTGCCTGCGGCGATCATGTGCTCGCTGAATATGGCCTTGGCCCAGTCAGGTAGCTCTCTGGTCTTACTCCACTCGTAGAACGAGGCGCGATTGGCGAAGGTCTCGAGAAGGTGGTGCTTGGACACCACCGGGCTGAAGTCATGGAATGCGCCCGTGACCTTGTTCGGCCCCGCGATGATGTCGAATCCTAAGATCGGGGACGGGTCGTTGACATGCGGCATCACCGTCAGGTGGAGCATGTAGAGCTTCTTGGTGTCTCTCGCGTCCACGATATCGAGGTGGGCTCGGC